ATAATTTTCTAAATAAATAATACAACAATGAAATGGCTAAAACTGTCCACGTCAATGTAATATAAGAAGAACTATTATCCATAATAGCCATATCTGTAGTATCGGCTTCATATACGTCTCGCATTTTTTGGTCTAATTCATTGCGCTTTCGTATAATTTCCGCATGGTCAGTTACAAGTTCGTTGTAATCAACATCCGTGTAATTATTTATTCCAGCACTTAAATCAGCAACGTCATTTTGAAGTTGTCTATTTGTACCATAACTTATTGGTCTATTATTGATTTCCCCACGTATGGTATCCATGGTTCGGTTAGTGCTATCATCAGTACAAATGTCGTCTCCTCTTTTTCCATCATTGTAACAAGACAAATAAGCACTAACATCATTACCAATACTATTCAAAATTTTTATATCTTGGTTAAACGCCGAAAAATCTGTACTCATATTCGTTTTTTATACAATACTATACAACTAGCAGAGAGTTTATTTTTGTTTGTAAATCAATACACCCAGTACAACACTTGCTATTGCTAAATTACTGGTTTGAAGCCAAGACCGTCTATATTGGTGTACCGCATCCAATTGATTTCCTTCTTGTTTTCGTAGTTCATTGTATTCTTTACTATATTTGTAATTTTCTTCTAAAATGGCTTTTGCTTGAGTAATCGTGTATGAAGGGCCATCATAAGAATCATCGAAAACGAATTTATTTAATTCTTTTTGTTGAGTCATTATTTTTTATTATATATATTTCGCTAAACATTTTATTCTCTTGACACAATATAATAGAATGAAACTCCCATCATTAAATTCGATCTCTCCTTTAGAAATTATTCTATTAGTCATCTTCTTGGTGTACATTATTTACCCAGTAGAAACACCGGACTTTTTAGCCCCTTATGTGAATTCTAATATTGGGATGGCTTTAGTCATTATTTTCACTTTGTACATGGTATTTTACACTACACCTATTTTAGGCGTTTTGACTATTTTCGTGGCCTACGAACTTCTTCGACGCAGTGCCAATATTACACAACCTGTACAGAAAGTACCCGTAATGCGCCACACTTCTTCACAAAAGAAAAAAGACAAGGTCATTCAAGACCTCAATGGGCCTAAAGAAGTCTCTTTAGAAGAAGAAATCATTGAAACCAAGGCTCCTGTAGGAAAGTCTATTTCTACTGGTTCATACACTGAAACCAGTTTTAAACCCGTACAAGAAAAATTAAGTGGAGCATCAATGGTCTAATAAAACGAAACATCAAATCAAAAATAATATGATTAGTATTCATAGTATTTTTTGTTGATTTATTAGTCAGGATTTGCTGGGTAATAATAAAGTATATAAGGCGATAGTTTAACTATTTCTATTAACTTATCCATTCCATGAAGTGCACAATATCCAAGTAAGTGAAAAAACCAAATACCGAATAATATGGAAGCAGTGACTTGCATTGCTAAAGTTTCCGGACCTTGGCATTTGGTCAAGGCCATTACCACCCAGATTATACCAAAAATGACTGAGAGATAAAATAAAGCATTAATACCATAACTAAACCATACACTAGTACTTTCTTTCAATCCAAGAGGCATGACAATCCCAAAAACACAAGCAAATAAGAACCCTTGGAAAATGTACACTACAGCAGAATACCAATCCGCCGTGGCATTTTGATTCAAGGGCGTCACTGTATATGCACCAATGGGTTCTGTTCCATCATCTTCCAATAATTCACACTCCATATAAGTATCGTCGGCATAGAATCCTTCTTGGATGGTATCTGTTGTTGATACTACATTAGAAGATGGTGCCAATGGGCTAAATAGTTTCTTCGATACACGAACTGGTACTGCATCCACTTGAGACACAATTTGGGAATCCTGTAGAGTAACAATGCTGGATAAAACATCAAATACGTCCGGTTCTAATAATTCCTTGTACAGTGATTTCGGATTGCCTTTCATGGTCGTAGGAACAGTTGGACCGACTTGTACAGGTTGTGTACAAATCAAAACTGGATAGCCATTTCGGCTTTTATAAAGCAACGCCGATGATTTGCATTGACTCATGCATTGTTCTATACTATTGGTTTTCAATGGAAAGTCCAATCCACTTTGTCCTTTCACCATGAAAAAACAAACCCAGAGAATTTCACTTTTACCGGTCGATTCTTCAATATATTCGTGTTCTATTAAGATTTCACCAAAATGTTTCCCTTTGTGTAAAGGCGGTGTCAAATGAATCGTTTTTGCGTGATACATTTTGGATTGATATTCTATAAGAGACTGTGCTTCGCGTGGAAAACTGTAGAATTGGTCATGGGTGAATCTCAAGTCGTCTTTGACCGGATATTGATACAGAATTTCCTCTAAAGAAGCCCCGGTTGTCGATGCTTTCGACTTTTTTATTTCTACTGACATCGTTTCCTTTTTTTTAATTAATCACTATAATACCAATAGAGATAAATAAAATGTTCCATTAAATGGGAATATACGAAAACATTCCACTTTCATAAATAGTAGCGTGGAATACTTCTTGATATCCTTCTACATACACATCTTCACCGCTGTATATTTCGTTGCAACCATATTCACCTGAACAATTACGTCCTTTGGTTTTGACCGGTAATTTGGTCTGTAAATTGCCACCGGCTCCGCCCCCGGCAACGGTATAATACTGCCATTTGTCTCTCGAGGTTGGAGTGCGTCGTCCCATTAATGGCAATATATCGTGGTTTGAACCGAATTGTTTCGTCAATATACCGACTTGATTGTATTGCGTATTGTAATGCTGAGTTGGGACATTAATGGGGATCGAATTCGTGGGTACGGTCATGGTCAATGGAGCCGTCATTAATCCACCAGCATCACACCGTACAGGTGGTACATATGGATTGGTCAATGGGTCTCCTACAGTACCCCCTCCCATTGTACACCGCCCTACATCACCACGTACATCTTGTATAGGTACACCACTATGGGCGGTTTGTACTATAGAAGGATGTTGACTATGAGTAGTAGGGAGCAATACCATGGAACTTGTATTGTTCGCATTTTGTACATTTGTGCCTAAAGTTGCTGGGTTGGATTGGCCATTTTGTTTGTTATTCAATTGATACCATGTGAAAAACAGTACAACAAATAGCAATATACATATTACTACAGTCATATTCTCAATGCATATTATTCCGGGAATGCATTTTTTCGCCATATTTTTTTACATTATAGTGAGACATTATTTTTTCAAGGGTCGCTGCCTTTTGTGACAAGTTTTATGAATAGGTCAAAAGCATACAAAGAAATACAGCCAAGTAGTACTACTGCAAATATAATCATGAAACTATATCCTCGGTTCTTACTTTGTTTCCTTTGACTATCTCCTTTATCATCGTTATCGTCTCCATCAATATCTTCATCTTTACCTTTGGCCGTATTGTAGATAAAGACACCAATTGCGGCTACTGTAAACAAAAACAGTAACCCGAATGTGGTATACCACATACGATTCAAAGTAATCGCGCGTGTATTCGGGTCAAAAAAGAAACGATATACAAATAACCCGACGAAAAATAAAATAATGCAAAATAAAAAGAGTGTGAAAAAAGAAAAGGGTTCGTCTTTGGATGCCGGTGAAAATTGATCGGCCACCATTTTTTTCAACATGTCCAGTATACTTGGGGATTTTTTGTCTCCTTTTGGTTTGCATCGATAACAATCGTTCATGACTCCATTGGAATACTTCATACCGTTGAAAAACTTGTTTGTATTTTTCACCGCCTTTTTTACATTTTGTTGACTAAGTCCGACAATCGTCACTACGAAAAATAAGATAACAGATTGAAAAAGATATTTAATGGCGTCTAAAATATAATACCATACGCACTTATGGAAATTGACCAATAATTTGATCACGCATTTAATATATAAAAAAATGGACTGGACGAATGTTTTGAACATTTTGATGATTCTCATAATCAAATCCAGTACCACTTTTATTGGTTTCAAAATCCCATCTTTGATTTTATTAATTGGGCCTGTAATGGCCTTTTTGATTTTTCCTACAATACCCATTGTTGTATAATATTTCTAGTTATTGTTATGGTACTTTTTATTTTTTACTGAATCTACTATACTATAGAAAAGTATAATAGATTGGTCGATCGATTAGTCGGTCGATTAGTCGGTCGGTTCTCTCTATTTCATTGATGCATTCAATTGCTTTGACAATGATAATTGGTTGTTCATGATTTTTTCTTCGGTCTTCATTCGTTTTTCTTCATTTTCGTACAGTTGAGTACGTATTTTGGCTACTTGGTCGGCAATTGTCTCTAAAGAATCAAATCCTTCAAATGGACTTTTATAATAAATAGGTACCAAAAACGCCACCCATAATGCAATTAAAGCCACCCATGCTTTGTGGGAATATTTCATAAGACGTAAAATATAGTAAATGACTAAACTTGCCATAATGGGACGCAATGCATTATAGATAAAAAGCAAATACGCAATACTGAAACACCAGAGTCCTATTGCTGTATTTTTCATTGTTGTCTAGTAATTATTTTAGAGTATATATTTCATACATATAATGTTGATTTGAGAGAAATAAATAGAAGAATAGAAGAATAGACGTTATACGATTGGAGTATCTTTCTTAGGATCATAATTTGTTTTTTCTGCTTTGGATGTATCTAAGTTGGGCGTTTCTTTTACTTTACCTCCACCATCATCTTGGGCTGCTTTCATTGCTTGTTTGTATGCTTTGGTAATACCGGATTGAATCGTTCCAACTACACGTGCATTCTCTTTTACTGCTTTTTCAATGGCCTTCTGTGCTTTTTTCATTCCTTTGTGTGCTTTACGGGCTACTCGTTTGGTTCCTTTTGCGGTTTTATTTATACCCTTCTTTGTTCCTTTTGTGGTTTTATTTGTGGTTTTATTTGCTCTTTTTGTTGCTTTATTGATTATTTTGAATTGCTCTAAATCACGTTTGTAGAATCGACTGTAGAGTAAATAAATGGCATGGGTCAAAATAATTGGAATGCCTAAATAATAATATTTATACTGTGTGTATTGTTGACATATTAGAGACAAACCAATGAAAAGGACAATAAAAAAGTGTTGGTCGTAGGCTAAATAATAAAGGGTCTGTATTAGGACTGCTACTACTATAAGTTCCATGCTTATACTATTAGGATAGGTTGTGTTTTATCGGGTGAAAAGTATTTTATTGATTAACTTTTTCGTGATTTAACATTTGCCTTAACTTCTTTTTTTCTTCATTGCTGAATCCTCCTTTTCCTCCTTTTCCTCCTTTTCCTCCTTTTCCTCCTTTTCCTCCTTTTCCTCCTTTTTTTCTTTTAAATCCTTCTAATGCTGTAAATCCGTCAACCACTTCTTCTTCCTCATCTTCCTCATCTTCCTCATCTTCCTCATCTTCCTCTTCTTCTTCTTCATCTTCCTCTTCATCTTCCTCTTCCTCTTCAAAACCCTCTTTTTTATCATCATCCGCCATTTTCTCAACTTCATCAATTGCATCTAAAGCCTCTTGGAATTGCTCTTCTATACCTTTACCTTTACTTTCAAACCCTTCGTGTCCACCATTGCCAAAGCGCACCACGTGGGTAACTACTATAGAGATGACCATGATAACAACCATATTTTTGCTAAAGAAGGATGTCAATAATCCTGCTACAATAAATACACATACTGACATTAAATCATGCGAAAACACAAAATGGAATAAATTGGCTACGGCAATAATAAAGACGAAGTACAAAATAAAGCGGTTATGCAACAATTCATTCGCTTTTTTAGACATATTTGGAGCATTTTTCATTAATGAGGCTAAAGATTTTTTTGCCATTGTTCTTTATAAATATATTATTCATTGAGAGAATTATTGTAGAAGAATTATTGTAGAAGAATTATTGTAGAAGAATTATTGTAGAAGAATGGTTGTCTCACCAAAACACTTGAGTGCCTTCTATGAGTTCTTTTGTTTCATTTGATCTGTATTCAGCATGTTCTGGTATATTGACATCCAAATCTTTATTTATACGTTCTCTTCGAATTCGTTCACGTTCTTGTATTTGAAACTCGATTTTTCGTCTATTGATTTCGTAATTCGTTTTATCAAATGCATCTTTGGTTTGTCGT